TAACATGGATGGGACATCAATGAATACTATTGTGGTAGTGTCGGGCGGATTTGACCCGGTGCATTCTGGACATATCAAGTTGATAAAAGAAGCACGGGCACTAGGTGACACGCTGATTGTTGGCATCAACAGTGATGAGTGGTTAGCCCGTAAAAAAGGTCGGGCATTTATGCCTTGGCAAGAACGCCTGTGTGTTTTAAACAACTTGAGTAGCGTGGACGAAGTCTATACATTTAATGATGAAGATGGCACAGCTTGTCATTTATTACAACAGGTGCAGGCTCATTACCCTGGCAGTAAAATTATATTTGCCAATGGCGGCGATCGTACTGACAAAAATATTCCAGAAATGTCAATGCCTGGTATAGAGTTTGTGTTTGGAGTAGGCGGCACTAACAAGGCCAACTCGTCAAGTTGGATTCTTGAAGAATGGAAAGCACCCAAGACCGAGCGTCCATGGGGCTACTATCGTGTCCTACACGAAGTTCCAGGCATGAAGGTCAAGGAACTTACAGTAAATCCCGGCAAGAGCCTTAGTATGCAACGACACCAACATCGATCGGAATACTGGATCGTGAGCGAAGGTCGTGCTCTAGTAAATTTTGAAGATGGTGCGCTCGAACTGGGCCCGCACGAAGCCACAGATATAGCAGTAGGGGCCTGGCACCAGTTGACCAACCCACACAGCCAACCGGTCAAGGTGGTTGAAATTCAGTACGGCTTCAACTGCATAGAAGAAGACATTGAACGTCGATGATCACTGTTTTTATTGGCTATGATCCTAGAGAAGCCATAGCCTATCATACCTGTGTAAACAGTATTATTAGACTGTCTAGTCAGCCGGTGGCTATTGTGCCGCTGGCGCTTAATCTATTACCGTGTTATACCGAAACACACACTGATGCCAGCAATACTTTTGTCTACAGTAGATTCCTTGTTCCACACCTTATGAATTATAGTGGCTGGGCAATTTACATTGACGGCGACATGATACTGCGGGATGACATCACAAAACTGTGGCAATTACAGGATCCAATCAAGGCCGTACAGGTAGTCAAGCATGACTACAAAACTCGTAGCAACATCAAATATCTAGGCAATAAAAACGAAAATTTTCCAAAGAAAAATTGGAGTAGTGTGATCTTATGGAATTGTGAAGCAGAAGAACATGCTGTTTTGACTCCAGATTTTGTATCCAAAAAACCCGGCAGTTATCTGCACAGATTTGACTGGGTCGAGCCCGAGGCTGTGGGCGAACTGCCCGTTGAATGGAACTGGTTGCCCGATGAGTTTGGTCCAAACCCAGAGGCCAAATTGTTGCATTATACCCTGGGCACACCATGTTTTCAAGAATATGCTGTAGGGCCACACACCGCAGAATGGCACCAAGAACGCAGTTTAACAGAATACTGTGCTCAAACTGATAAATAATATTACAGGAGATTCTCATAATGGCTCAAAATAGAACAATAAATTTTTACGGATACGCATACGGCAACACACCGGTATCCCTAACAGCAAATATTAACGGCACTACAGTTTTCAGTGGTGCGGTCAGCACAATAGATCAAGAGTTGCCAGCGCCCAATGATAATATCAGCAATGCACCGGTGCTGTTTTCGGTTACCGACTCTGCACTGTTTCCAACTGATTTTGCCGGTGCTTATCCAATGACAATTGAAGTAGACGGCGGGTATGGTATTGCAGTTCAAAACACCTATTGCAATTACATGGAAAATTTTAATGTAAAGGTAGAGGCTGGCAATTCAACCATTAGCGGAACCACACTAACCTTAGGTAATGTTATTGACGGAGATATTTCTAATGTTCTTTTAAATTGCGGAGTTAATGGTACTGGTGTTATGGCCAACACCTATGTAACAGCCGTTAGTACCGACGGAGTCACACTGCAAGTTTCACCAAGCCAGACTGTAAACTCCACAACAATCTCTGTCCGTGGTTTTCCAAAATATGGTGATGCTACAACCTTTGTTGATTGTTACGCTGGAACACCTAGCAACAGCGAAGGCACACCTGACAGCCGTAGTAGCGTAGAAATTGACGGTGTACCTCAGGTTCCACCAAATCCAGTATCTTTAGGACAGTGGACTTGGGTCGTTCCTACCGGCAGTACGCTTTTTTGCGCATTTAATGTTGCACTAGGAAACGCGACTCCTTAAGTTAGTATACACTAACCAATAAAAACCCGTCGAAATGGCGGGTTTTTTTACGGTTGACCATTAATTACCCATTTGCTATAATATCAGTATAATAACAAATAAGGAGTTTTAAATGGAATCAACCACAATCGTCGCTTTACTTGCCCTGGCATATGGTACTTTTATTGGTTACTGTGCCGGCCGTGCTCGGGGTTACAGTAAAGGTGCTGATTTTGCCGCCAAAATCTACCGCAGATAAGCGGTTGACCAAAAATCGCCAATATAGTATAATAGTTGTATAGTTAACAAAAAGGAGCTAACCTTGAGTACAGTAATTATTAAAAACGGAACATACCGTAATCAACCCGTAAACAACATGATCTTTAATTTAGTTAAAGGTTACCAAACAGGAGCCAAAGGAGGCTATGTGACTGTGAAATCAGATGGCTTTTTTGGCCCAGACTTACCAGAAGTAGTTCGTATCAATGTCACTGGCATTGAAGATGTAGAATTCACAGCCGAATCGGTTCCGCTAGGTGAGTTTGTAGCACCCGTCGCTCATGCTAAAGTTCATGTGCATAATGCGGCACCAGTAGAAACTGACGAAGAAGTCATTGCCCGTATCGGCGAACGCTTTGACATCCTTGACCAAATGACCAAGGCCACCATTGCCGGTGACGTCCGTGCAATGATCGTAGTCGGCCCTCCTGGTGTAGGCAAGAGTTATGGTGTGGAAAAACAGTTGGAGCATTCAGGCCTGTTTGACCAGTTGAGCGGCCGTAGGGTCAAGTATGAAGTGATCAAAGGCGCTATGACTCCAATTGGTTTATACTGCACCTTGTACAAGCACTCAGACAAAAACAACGTCATTGTGTTTGACGACTGTGACTCGGTGTTCCAAGATGACTTGAGCTTAAACATTCTCAAGGCCGCCCTGGATTCAGGTAAAAAGCGTCGTATCTACTGGAACAGTGATAGTGCCATGTTGCGTCGCGAAGGCGTTCCTGATATGTTTGACTTCAAAGGTTCGTGTATTTTTATTACCAACCTACAGTTCCAAAACCTTAAGAGTAAGAAGTTGCAAGATCACTTGGAAGCACTACAGAGTCGTTGCCACTTTATTGACCTGACTCTAAACACCCTGCGTGACCGTTTCTTGCGTATCAAGCAGATCTACCTTAAAGGTGAACTGTTCGCAGACTACGATTTTACACAGGAACAAGGCGATGAAGTTATCAACTTTATGGAAGCCAATCAAAATCGTTTACGTGAAATCAGTCTGCGTATGGCACTGAAGATTGCAGACTTGACCAAGGTATCTAGTGATAACTGGAAGGCCCTGGCCGCTACAACTTGTATGAAAAATTCTTAATCGGTTCTAAAACGGATTAAGTACACGGTAGCTCCTGGGTAGTACAAACTACCCACTTTACGCAGGAACTCGTAAAACAGTTCCTGTTTTTTCTTAAGTACCTAATATGCAAATAATTTTTTCAAACAATAGTGTAGCAGAGCTTGAAATAGATGCCACACCGTTGGGTACAGTTTATCAACAGATTTACAAGCACCTTTCGCGCATTCCTATACCGTTCAAGCCCTGGGATAGTCCTTGGTACAGAAAGAATCTTTCAGCAGAACAATTGGTTGGGCGACTTGAAATGTATGCACACCGTGTTGGGGTAGCTATTGATGCAGATAAGTGTCTGCAACAAGACCAACCGCAATTAAATTATCTGCACAAGGTGTTTGAAGACAATTATGACGGGTCGCCGGATTGGTTAGACTTTCATGAACATATACATTTATGCGAGCAGTATCATTTGCCAATGTTTAAAGTTGCATCTATTGACTATCGTCATTTGGCTGGCCCACTTGAAAAACCCATGGATCGAAGTTGGATACACCCAACTTCGACCAAGATACGAGCCGGCGAGGTATTTACCCGATGGTCTGAATTGGGCAAGCAACCATATCATTATTGGCGTGACGGTGAGCCAGTCGATGCGGATCGTTTGTGCGCCTTGACTAAACCTTGGCTATTGTTGCGACCAAAAATACAAATTGCGCTGGCGGATATAGACGACATGTCAGAATTTGATGTAGCTAATTTTGAACCTTGGTGGAATCAGTACCGCCAGGCTTGGTCTAGGTATTGGAATCAACCTGATTGTACAGTGGAACAGATGTTTTCATCGGTTGTATTTGGTCGTATTCCAAACTATGAGTTGGTCGCAGAAAATCTTAAAAATAACATACTACCTACACAGATAAAAATAGCATGACATGGCCTGTTGTAATACGATCTGGACCTGATCTTAATCAAACACTAAGTACTATACTTTTTGACCAGTTTGGAAAACCAACTGACCAAAAAATATTTGTTTGCAAAAATTGGCTCGAAGGTTTTGATTGGGCGTCCCAACATCAACACACTCAGGTGTTATTTGTAGACAGCGGTACCCTGTTTACTGACTGGCCCAGTTGGTGTCGGTTGATCGATCGATATCCGCACGCCGGGTTGGTAGCACATTTAATATGGTATCCAAACAAACGATTATATCTACACGAGCAATGTTGGTTTATGGACGTGACCCAGTTTGACCGACAAGATTTCTTAACCAAATTGGTACAACATCCGGTGGCTACACGTAGTGAACAGAACTTACACGATGACTATACTCCGCTGTGGGTACGCCCAACCGATACCATGGAATCGCAGTATGCGGTCACCCATTTTGGACAAGGCCTTATTGCACGTCAATTAAATCGACAACAAGGATTAGTCAACTGGAACAACTCAGCACGGCAGTTGAAGAGTTTTCTTTACGGAGATCCGGTGGATTTGTCTAAATTTCAACAGTACAAAACCGTGGCTGAAAACCAGTTGTGGATATTTAATAATACTCCTATAATCATAGTTAAAAAATCTCGTTTAATTTCTCCTGGATCTGGGCTATCGTGGATGTTAAATATTATAGACACAGCTACCACGCATATGCAAATAGTTGATATCAGTCGGGTGCAGGTGCAGTTTAATCAGGCGCTATGGCAACATTGGAACGGTCAAGACTATGGCACCTTTGCCTGGAACTTTATCACAGAACACAACATAACCAATTATCAATTTGACGATAGTTACCAAAGAGACGATGGGTTAACACTAAGTCCAATTGAAAGACTTAAATTAAAAAGTAAAAATAGATTTGTACAGTATGTAAATGACATTTTTAATCAGCAGGTCCCTGCCGACTTTGCAACACAATGGCAACAAGCACAGCAAACTAAATCTGTAGACTTTTGTGTAGACAATTTAATAACCTGGGTATTAAATAATGATATCAGTAGTTACAATGATATTTGGGAGTCCAATATATTAAACTACAAGTGGACATTATTGCACACTACAGCAGAACAATATCAACAGTTTCAATTAAAAACAAAATGAAACAAAAAATAAGTCAGTTAATGTTTGAAAAATATGTTAATTTTCAACGGCCGTTGCCGGGGTATAATCCAGCAGCCACAGTTGAATGGGTACGTGAATATTCTGGCTTGCCGTGGTTACGTTTGGAAATTGATGTACCGCATGAATCTATTTTGGAAGAAATACAAAAAGTAAAACATCTACTGGTACCACATCGAGACAGCTATAATGAACATCAAGGCTGGCAAAGTTTTTGTATACACGGCACAGGATATGCAGATACACAGCACCAAGAAGGCACGGATCTTCCGTATCACTGGATCGCCGAAGCCCAATCCTTGATGCCGTTTACTGTGAACTATTTCAAAAATCAATGGCCCAGTTCTGGATATTATCGTCTTAGAATTATGTTGTTAGAGCCCGGCGGCTACATCACTATTCATCGAGATCAAGATCAGGCATGTTTAAATCCAATCAATATTGCTATTACACAACCAGAACACTGTAACTTTGTGATGGAAAATCACGGCACTGTTCCGTTTGAGCCTGGCACGGCTTATTGGTTAGATATTAGCAATAGACATGTGGTATTCAACAACAGCAATCAGCCCAGATGGCACATAATTGTACATCAAACCAATTTTGATCATCCAGATTTTGGTAGCATGGTTGTAAATTCTTACAAAAACCTGTACAATGAGTAGATGCGAACAGCTACAATTATAATCCGAGACGAAGTAAACATCAAGATTGAAGGACTTGAGCTTGATGCTCGTCGTGCCCTGGTCAATGCTTTTAAATATGATGTACCAGGAGCAAGGTACCTTCCAGCAGTTAGACTTGGACGTTGGGATGGTAAAGTTTCGTATTTTCAACTAGGCGGTAGCACCTATGTAAATTTGCTACCTGAGATTATTCCTATACTGGAAAAATTTAACTATGACATTGAACTGGATGATCAAAGAGATTACTCAGTTAACTTTGCCTTTGAGCCAGTTACTGAACAAACATTCAGTCACATAGCATGGCCCAAAGGACATCCAATGGAAGGCAAACCATTGGAGTTGCGTGACTATCAAGTTGAGATCATCAACAACTTCCTTGAGAATCCACAATGCATCCAGGAGATTGCCACTGGTGCAGGCAAGACTGTAATTACAGCCGCATTGAGTAATGCAGTAGCACCGCATGGCCGTACCATTGTTATTGTACCTAACAAGAGTTTAGTAACGCAAACAGAAAAAGACTACATCAACATGCAACAGGATGTGGGTGTTTACTTTGGTGACCGTAAAGAATGGGGTCGTCAGCACACTATCTGCACTTGGCAAAGCCTAAATGTCCTGTTAAAAAATACCAAGAACGGAGTAGGTGATTGTACCATACAAGAATTCCTAGAAGATGTGGTCTGTGTGATTGTAGACGAAGTACACATGGCCAAGGCCGACGCACTTAAGACCTTGCTTACAGGCGTAATGAGTCGTATTCCTTTGCGTTGGGGCTTAACAGGAACCATACCCAAAGAACCATTTGAATTCCAAGCATTAAAATGTAGTTTAGGGCCAGTGATCAATCAACTCAGTGCCAGCGAGCTACAAGATCGTGGTGTGCTGGCACAGTGCCATGTGAACATTGTACAGTTGGTTGATCACGCAGAATTTGCCAACTATCAAAGTGAATTAAAGTTTTTGTTAGAAGAACCTGACAGATTAGATACCATAGCACGCCTGGTAGAACAAGTAAACGCAACTGGCAATACCTTGGTCCTTGTGGACCGTATTGCCGCAGGACAAGGTCTAATTGAACGTTTAGGCGACAATGCAGTCATGGTTAGTGGTGCTACAAAAGCAAAGGCAAGACAAGATGAATACGATGAAGTGGCTGAAGCAACTGGTAAAATTATTGTGGCAACTTATGGTGTGGCCGCTGTGGGTATTAATATTCCTCGTATCTTTAATCTGGTGCTTGTGGAGCCAGGCAAGAGTTTCGTCCGTGTCATACAGAGTATTGGTCGTGGCATCCGGAAAGCTGAGGATAAAGATCACGTCCAAATCTGGGACGTAACGTCTACCTGTAAGTTTGCCAAACGACACTTGACCAAACGCAAACAGTTCTACAAAGAAGCCAACTATCCGTTTACACAAGAAAAATTAGAATGGAAATAAAAAATATTGTGTTGCATTTTCCCTGGGGTGCTGGAGGAAATTTTGTACGTAATTGTCTGTTGTTAGATTCAAGGTATGAGTTTGACTGGGAGGATCGAACAACAGAACAAAGATATCAACATCTTGTAGAGTTTTACCAATGGGACTACACTCAACAAAACTGGTTATTGAAAGAATGGTCTGGACCCAGGGGGTGGCTATATCAAAAGCACTACAAAGAAGATAATACATTCAATTACAATACCGATCGACCTGTGATATTTGTGAGTCACGGTGAAACAAAATTAATTGAATCTATGTTGAACCCTGCACATCTTGAACATGTGTTTTTAATCGCATCCGACCCCGAGTTTATTGCCAAAACCTATGTGAGCAAGTCGCCACAGGCTGACAGTCATCTCAAAGGATCTGTGCCCGAACGAGTAGATACCTCCTTGTATCATGCAAAAAACTTTTCTAAGTTTGTTGCACCTTTGGTGCATAGTATCAGTAATCCGCGCATATATGATGCCAATCAACTGTTTGAAAACGACGGATACAGTACGGTACTGGACATAATACACGCATTAGATTTTAAAATTGAATCTAATTTGGTCAAAGAATTACATGGTATCTGGAATGCTCAAAATAAAAAACTCTACCGAGCCATGTTTGAAAACAATGGTTGACATATACTATAACTGTTGTATAATAACATTATGAGAATACTAACACTAGATAACCAACCATTTGATCTGGATCACTTGCCCGAAGAAGTAGATGATATGCGTTTTGCTATTTTTGATAATAGTAGTCCACAAGAACCTGACTATCACTACATTCCGTTAATATTCTTAGAAAGTTTTACAGCACCTGCCTTGGTCTTACGTATTGGCAACAACAAGATACGCATGCCAGTGGATTGGCAGATCTTGATTGGTGAACCTGACCTGGGCGACTTAGAAGTGTTACCGTTGACCAGTATTAATGATCGCGGGTTCAAGGCATTCCAATTCAATCCACTCAGCAGTTTTAGACCCAGTTTCCTGGATATAGAAATCATCGATGTGTATCAAGAAGTAAGTTGGTATGCGCCCAAACTAAAGAACGGACAGATGTTGTGTGTGCCGGTAACCGACGGTGACAAGCCCGACTGTGTATATTTCGTCAAAGACATTAGTCGTAACTGTGAAGTAGTAGACTATAACAAGGCCTGGTAATGAAAGATCAATACAATGTAGATACCACAGGCAATGTTGCCGTAACACCTCCTGAAAAGGTCTCAATCAACACAGCCGAACAACGCAAAATTGCCAAGCTAGAAACAGAACTACATGTGTGTGTACAGGAACTGGCCAAGCTACGTAGAGATCTTGCCAGACTCAAAAGCGATGTATCTGACATAGTGACAGCCCTGCGTAATGGATAAGTTATCAATTGGCAATGAGATGGCGCAGTTTGATCGTAAGAATCGTGGATTCTACGACAGCCTAACCGACGAGGAAAAGAAAAAGTTCTCAAACTTTCTCATGATACGCTGGGGCAGCGCAGTGCAAGGTGATTCTGAATTGCAAGACTATTATGTACGAAGTTGCAATCACTATTTGAACAAAAGGTTCTTTGACATCAACCGTCATCCCAAACTACAATGGTTATGTGCTACCGCAGTTAGTCCAGGTCTGGGTGAACAGCGACATGCCTGGATTGCACCCAAGAAAAAAGAAGCCGGTGCCTCGGGTATACGCAAGCAGTTGGCCGAACTGTATCCGCAACTCAAGGACGATGAAATTGCCCTGATGGCCCAACTCAATACCAAAAAAGACATTGATGCTTATCTTAAGCAAACTGGACAGGAGACAAAGAAATGACATGGCCGTTTGATTTATTCAAAACCACGCCCAAGGAACCTGCGAAACTTCCACAACTATCTGAACTCAGATTTGGTTTTTCAGATGGTCAATGGCGCTATGACCCGGCATCGGACATCACTGCCCACGAAGCGGCTCTGCTATTGCCCATGTTTATCCACCCGTTTTGGCGAGCCGACTATGAAGCCTATGTAGTCAAACATGACCTTAAACGACATTTTACCAAAGTAGAAGAATGAAGTATACCTGTCAGTATTGTAAGAAAGACTTTATGAAAGAGTCCAGTCTTGCGGTGCATTCGTGCGAACCGCGTCGCCGTCGCATGGAGAAAGACGAACCCGGTGTACGCTTGGGCTTCAATGCTTACTTAAAGTTTTACGAACTCACTCAAGGATCGGCCCGGCTAAAAACATTTGATGACTTTGCTGACAGTCCTTACTACAAGGCCTTTGTGAAATTTGGTCGTTACTGTGTGGATATCCGCGCCATCAACCCAGCCAGATTTGTTGAATGGGTGCTAAAGCAAAACAAGAAGTTAGATCACTGGGCTCGTGACAGTGTCTATACCGAATACTTGACTGACTACTTGCGTGTGGAAAACGTAAATGATGCTTTGGCCCGTGCCATTGAGTTTGGTATTGCCTGGGCAGAACAAACAGGTAATCCTCCACACGATTGCCTACGCTATGGCAACGGTAACAGTATGGCCTATGCTGTTGCATCTGGTCGTATCAGTCCCTGGGTAATTTATAATTGTGAGTCAGGGCAAAAGTTTTTGAGTGAGCTAGATGCTACACAGATTGCCATGATATGGCCCTACATCGATTCTGACTTTTGGATGAAAAAGTTTCGAGACTATACAGCAGATCAAGAGTATGTAAAAGATATCTTACAAAAGGCAGGTTGGTAATGAGTGCAGATATTGATATTGACTTGGCTGATAGAGATCAACTGTTAAAGTTGATTCAGGTCACGCCGGCACGACAACTGCATCAAGGACAAGTACGTAGACACAACTCGGGTGTGTATGTAACAGATATTCCTTACGATCCTATCAATCAATGCGCTGCAATTGATTATGAACAAGCAGAAGACCTAGGATATTTTAAAATAGATCTGTTGAACATGACAGTATATCAATTGGTGCAAGATCCAGCTCACTATGAGCAGATGCTGGCTCAGGAACCCACGTGGTCTAGACTATGGACCGACACAGCCTGGGCTACCCAGTTAGTACACATAGGTAACTACACAGATCTATTACAGTCAATGAAGCCTGATTCAATACCCAGGATGGCAGCATTTATCAGTATTATCCGACCTGGTAAAGCACACTTACAAAACCGTCCATGGGCAGAAGTTTTTGAGTCAGTGTGGGATGGAGATGATTCCAGAGGGTTTGTGTTCAAACATGCGCATGCCATTGGTTATGCGGCCCTGGTAGCCTTACACATGAATCTACTCAGTCAAGACGTCTGACTAGGGTAATACTCTTGCGTTTTGATTTTTTGCGGGCCATTTCGCTGAGACTGCAGGCCGGTCCGTGCATGATTTCTAGATCTTTGTTGACAAAGGTTCTAAGGTAACTGCGGAATGGATCCCAGTCGCTTTTAAGGAATATATTGATGGGTATACTACGATTTGACTCCCACCACCAGATATTGGCCAACTCTAGGAATCGACGTTTTTCTTCTACGCTTTGTATGCTACCAAAGTCGTAAATGGTAGTGATTATGTCGTCGCGATTTTGTATAATACCTACGTATTCGTGGGTGGCATAGACACACAAGGTAATAAATGGGTACTTGTCGGCTAATTGTGTGAAGAT